AAAATATAAAGCAGGCTGTGCTTTGAGTTTTTGTTGGAACAAAGACGCTCTAAGCAAAGCATTCTATGCAGCACAGGAGAAACTAAATTGAGGCGAGAAGATTTTTTAAGACAGGCAGAAAGTCTAATCAATGGCGCAAGGGCCAAAGATTACGGTGAAGCCTACGATAATCATGAAAGAATTGCAGAGGGTTGGAACGTCATTTTGCGCAGCGCAATTATATCGCATGGGGAAATCACTCCTACGCACGTTGCATTAATGATGGACTGGCTCAAAACTTCGCGTATCCTGAACAAGATAGATCACTCAGACTCGTGGGTAGACAAAGCGGCATACTCTTCTCTGGGTGGAGAATTTTCGAGTAAGGACGCCCCTGATGCCAAGGTTTGAAATGTATCTCATGTTTGCAGAAGATGACGATGGTAACGTCGAAACTTCAGAGATTGAAATGGTTTGTTGGGTCAACGATCCAACTGACCTGCACGAAGTGCAAAATGTAGCAAACGAAGCAATCCAAGATCAACTGCACGAAGCGGAACATACCGTTTTGTTCGGGACAGCAGCCATAATGGTTAAAGGTCAGGAAGTCATGAACATTGGCTTTCGAAACAAAGATGCTGACCCGGAGGCAGTCGATGAAATCATAGAATTGTTCGGAATAAAGGAGGAGACAATACATTGACAGTACCACAAGAACCAAAGCCAATCGAAGAATTGGCACACATATTGGGCAAATTCGGATGGGACACACGTTTTTCTGATCTATCAGAAGAACAAGTCCACACTCTGATTTTTGGATTACAGGAATCACAACGTCTAGCAGCGGAGATTGACATTGGAAAACTCGAAGAAACTTACTATAAGTCAACAGGCACTTGGCCTTCTACATCAATCCCCTTCTAAAGAAGACCCGATTGTAGAACATATAAAGGCAGCGGTTGATAATGCTATCGTCGCAGGCGAGAAGAAACGTGAACGCCGCAAGTATATTGGCGCATCTAGTATTGGTGACGAATGCCAACGCAAGATACAATATCGCTATCTGAATTACCCAGTCGATCCCGATAAAGAGTTCAGCGCACAAACGCTGCGCATCTTTCAGTTCGGTCACAATATCGAAGACTATGCGGCTAAGTGGATACGTGATGCAGGGTTTGATCTGCGCACGGAAGACAAACAAGGCGAACAATTTGGATTTTCTATCGCTGATGGCGAGATACGCGGTCACATAGATGGCGTGATTTGTGATGGACCCGTATCTATGGGCTACCCGTCACTATGGGAAAACAAGTCAGCAAACGACAAAAAGTTCAGGTCGTTCGTCAACATGGGCGTTGCCAAGGCCAATCCAACTTACGCAACTCAAATTGCCTTGTATCAAACTTATATGGAGCTAACCGAAAATCCTGCGTTGTTTTCTGTTGTAAATAAAAATACGTCTGAAATTTACTACGAGCTAGTGCCGTACAATGCACCTCTCGCGCAGCAAGCTAGTGATCGCGCAGTGAATATCTTGACGGCAGCAAAATCGGGTGACATTCTACCCCGTATCGCTCAAAGTAAAGATTTTTATCTTTGTAAGTTTTGCGAATACCGTGAAACTTGTTGGGATGAATAAAAAAAATGGGGAGCGTCTGCACAACGCAACCCCATATGTAGTGTGTAACCGTTTGTAGGGAACAAGATAATGAACATTTTACAGTTTGGCAAGACATCGAAGGAGGTAGCCGAACGCATTTCTAGGGAAGTTCCAAGGGACGTTCAGCTAAGTATGCTGATTGATACTTACCCCGAAGGCGTTCGTCGCGGAAACGATTTTATGTTAGGCTCACTGCGTGGGGAACGTGGTCAGTCGCTAAGAATTAATATTGATATAAACAGCCCGTGGTTTTTAAGCGGCAAAGATTTTGAGTCTGGTGATGGTGTTGGCGGTATCTGTAAGATACTCAAAGAAGGACGCGGTTGGTCGCTTGCAGAAACGGTAGAACATTTCTCAAGTTACTTGCCAAAGAATTTTGTCCCACAACCAGAGAATATCGTAAAGCTGAACAACCCTCAAAACTTTGAGGTCAGGAATACAACTGCCACGAACGGCTTTGCGCAACCCGAACAAAAGAGGCAGATTGGTCCCAACACGCCTTTTGAGCAGGAATACGATTACACTGACGAACATGGTCAGGTTCTCGTCACAGTGCGCAAATACTTTGACAGAAATGAGTCTGGCGAAATTGTTCGGGATAGTGCCGGGAAGCCTAAGAAACAATTCCGCCAGTTCATGAATGGACGCCAAGGTGTACCCGAACCAAGGCCCCTCTACAATATACCCAACATCTTAGGCTCCAACAAGGTGATTTGGGTAGAGGGAGAGAAGTGCGCTGATGCCCTTACCGAGCTTGGATACACAGCTACCTGTACCATCGGTGGGGCAGGAATGCTGTCTGAAAACACAGCAGAAAAGTTCGACTTCTCTCCCTTGCGCAACAAAGAAGTAATTCTTTGGCCTGATAATGATGATGCAGGTAAAAAGCTCGCTCGTATTGTAGAAGCTCAAGCAAAAGCTGTCGGTGCAAAGTCCACAGTTATGTTGCACATCCCCTCAACAAAGCCTGAGAAATGGGATGCTGCGGATGCTATTGATGAAGAGTTCGACATTAATAGATTCCTGCAAACCCATGAAAGCAAAGTAAAAAAGCCAATATCGCTTCTTGATGATAGCCTATTGGTAGACAAATACTTTGTAGGGTCTGCACCAGAGCAAAAGTTTCTTATCGGAGATACAATCCCGTTAGGTGTGCCAGTGGTGTTTGCTGCGGCAGGGGATAGCGGTAAAGGCATGATGACGCTCGATTTAGCCATGAAGGTTGCATCTGGCGCATCTATGGAAAGAGCGTTTGGTGGTCTGGTCGCAGAGCATGGTGATGTTATTCTGATCACAGCCGAGGATGATAAGGACGAAATGCATCGTCGTATCGCTCGACTTGATCCTAGAAATTACCGAGAACATTATGATCACAAGCTACGCGTATTGCCATTGCCCAACTTGGGTGGTGTGTTTCCAATCATGCAGAAGTTCGACAACTCATACATGATGGGCGAAGAGTTCTCACGTATCTACGATCAAATGCTAGAGATGGAAAACCTAAAGCTGATCGTAATTGACCCTCTAGCCTCGTTTGTTCACGCGGATGTAAACGCTGACCCTGCTGCTGGCGCAGCATTCATGGGTCTGCTGGCACAGATGGCAACCGAGTCGGGGGCAACTGTAATCGTCAATCACCACATGGCAAAGATCAGGGACAACGATCCCGTCACAACGCCAGAGCAAGCGCGTAATCTTATTCGTGGTACGTCTGCTATCGTCGATGGCGTTCGGTCTGCGTTCGCTGTCTGGTCTGTTGACGAAGGTATTGGGCGTCAACGCTGTCGTGACCTTCAGATTGAATATACACGTAACGGTGTGTTTGATGGCGCTGTCGTGAAATCAAACGGCCCTGCCAATCGTGAAATCAGACATTTCATTCGTAACCCGAACACTGGTCTGCTTGAAGATAGAAGTATTGATATTCAAGCACTTGTTATGTCTCAAACGCAGCGTGACCGCCTCGCACATCTTGTTGATCTGGTTCGCATGCGTGAGAACGATGGTCGTGCGCTTACCCATGATGGCAAGAACGATGGCGTGTTCAATGTTGTTACTGAGTCAGAGCCTATCGAACCATGCGTCATTGCCCTCAAACAAGCGGGTGGTCGCACTACTGTAAAGGGTCTTGTGACTAAAGCAATGGAACAAGGCATGATCCGCAAGTATGCGCTAACAACAAGTGGCGAAGAAAAGTGGCTGGGAACAATGGATGGTCCGCTGGCTCGCGGCGAATACGAACGTCAAACCGGGCGCGATAACGTATAACCCGACAAAATGTTCGGGTTGTTCCGCTGGCTCGCCGGGTAAACTTTCTACTTGACTGCTGTGGGAATACTTGGTACAAATCCCAATCTAGTAAAGGAGACAAGTATGATTCATGTTTTTGAAGACCGCGCTCCCACTCTACAGGAGGCGCAAGAAATTGTTGGTGGACTGGTCGAAATGGTTCGATCCCCCACCCAATCAGATTGGCAGATTCTCGTAAACGAAGAAGGATTGCTAGAGCAATTACCTTTTAACGAAGAAGCCACTAAAATCTGCGGGACAGGTATTGTTGGCCCTGCTATCATCTTAAAAGGAGATGCTAGATGGGACTAAACAATGTCAGAGATAGATAAATTTAAAACACTCTTTACGCACCGTATGCAGTCAATGAAAGACGAAGCTGCGGTGCGTAAACGTTTTACGCTCAAGCAACAAGTAGAGGAACTACAATACTTATTCAGGAGGATAGAAGAACATTATGAACGATCTGACGATACCAAACTTAAAACCAATGGACGAACTGAAAGCATTGGTGCAAATGGGAATACCGTTTGAACAAGCATACGCACAATGTTGGCAAGACTTACGATTAAAAGAAAACGCAAGTAAGCCTAGAAACAATATGATCAACAATCAGCAACAAGCTAAAGAAAACGGATCAAAGGGTGGTCGCCCTTCAAAAGACAAACTTTCTCAACCCGCAAAGGTCGTCAACAACATGTTGAATCGGGGCATGAAAGTAACAGAAATATCAGACATTCTTGGTAAATCACATCAGTCGGTATCTCAACTGGTTAAGAAGTACGGCCTACCGATTCAATAAACTGCCTGTTGTTGTGCCATCATTCCGCCGTAGCCTTGACCAAATCCACCTGCTTGATTCATTCCTCGGTGCTGCGGCTGGGCATAATTCATAGAATTGTTCGTGTTATATCCGAACTGCTGGGGCTGGTAAGGATTCGGCATCTGACCATAGCTGCCGTATCCGCCCATCTGCTGACCCATTCCATAGCCACCGAACTGCTGTGGCTGCGGACGCATCTGCTCATATGGATTCATGTACTGCTGTTGCGGCTGATTATATCCCATCGCGCCGAACTGTCGTGGCTGATTCATTTGGTTATACTGAGCATACCCACCACGCGGCGTTATCATGGGCTGCTGCATCGGACGCTGCTGCATCATCGGGGGTCGTCCAAAGCCTTGATACGGCTGCATTCCCATCGGGCGCATACCGCCCAAGCCCATACCCATCATCGGGTTGCGCTGTCGCTGCTGCAACTGGTTCTGCAACTGATTAATGCGGTAATCCTTAAACGCACCAGTACCCTCAAAAGCCGAACGCAACTCTTGCAATCGCGCCTGCTGCTCTTGGTTCGGTGATAGGCTCTGCTGAAACTCCATCAACGCCTGATACTGCTCGTTGCCCTCAAAAGGATTTGCGGGTCGAAGCTGTTGTGGTCGATTAACTGCGTAAAAATTTTCTGGACCTCGGCTAAGGTTCGTCGGCATCATAGGATCGGGAGGGCCTTGCGTCATAGCAATCTGGGGGCGCATAGGCACGGGGTCGGGAGTGTTTTGAGACAATGACCCCACCATGTTTCCATAAACATTTTCTTGAGGAACATCGCGGGTTATTCTGTTGTTAGGCTGCGCTGCGTTTAGTCTTTCAAGCAACGCACCTAAACCAAACTGAGATGCATCAATTGGTTGCTGACGGATCGAATTTGCAAAAGGACTGACCATTGACATAGGAACACATCTCCAAAGTTATTGGAAGTGTATCACTTTGTCTTCAACATATCAACTCTGCGTTCACCCATATACGCATCAACAACCATCAGCAAAAAAATCGGCAGGTCGTCAGGATGCAAACCTAACCCGAACAAAAGTTCGCAAACTATATTTCTCGTATTCGAAATCGAAACATTTTCTGGAAGTTTTTGAAGGAGATCATCAACGATCTCCTCAATTTTTTCTGGTGTTAAAGGATCAGAACTTAGGCTCATAAATAACGCCCTCGTCCTCTAGCTGCTTAAAATGCGCCAACTCTCGCGCCAACTGCGCAAGCCTCGGATCATCGTCCCACTCAGCATCATCCACCTTGCGTTGCAGCTTTTTAACTTCCTCACTCACTACCCACAGATTGTCCATCTAACTCCTCCTTGCTTGGTCTTAGCCTCGGCCTAATTGATCGTGACATAACATCGGAAACTTCACAAGAAACATGAACATCTTTTCGATCTGGGTAAACAGCATCAATAAATTCATCCACGCTTAAAGCACGGGAACATTGCTCCCTTGTTTCAAACCAAATGACGCTCGTTAAATCTCTGTTCTGAACAGTGTAATAAAACACCAATGCGGTAAAAAACTCCATCAATCCCTCCACACTTCATTTACTTTCACCGCGCCCTTATCACCGCCGAACTCTAAAAAAAACTCTCTACGCGCCAACTCAGTCGCCCTCGCACTGTCTTGCGCATCAACCTTATATACGCGCCTCACAGTACCCTCGACCTCCACAGAATACGCCTCTCTGTGAACGTCCCTCGGAAACACATGCACTGTTTCAAAGCCATCATCATCCATGATCAATCTCCAACTTATCCATCCAATTCTGCAACGTCTGGTAATTCTTCAATCCCAACAACTTCGCAGCCTCAGTCACGTTCTTTGATCGGGTCAACGCCCTCTCAACATAATCACGCTTAATGTTATCAATCGCAGTTTGAACATCAAAATCTTCTGGATCAACGGACACTTGTTCGGGTAATGTCGGCGGATTCGCCTGACGCCACTCCTCGTTCACCCGCAGTCCATGATCAATCTCATCAATAAACCCAAGCAAATCGCTCTGCGTCACAAGCCCGTTCAACCTATCCCGAACATAATGCATGCACATCGTATCTTCTACTTCACTCATTAGTCACTCCTAAATAAAATCTTCTGGCCCTAACTCTGGCAAGTTTCGCGCAAGCTGCAACTCACTAGGCATAGCCCTAAGACGAAAAAACCCAGAATGCTCTGGGTATAAGTCCATAAACCAACGCGCAAAAAACGCGCTGTAATTGTTGTTAAGTTTGAATGTGGATTTACCATCAGCATCCGCTTGATCAGTCTCCCACCTAATACGCTCAAACACACCCTTCGCAGAATAATTGGAAAATCCACGCCCGATAACCTCGAACGTGAACTTAACAAAATACTCCCAAACTTTAGGGTTCTGCTTGTGGAATAAAACCGCAGCTTCTTCGATTTCTTCGTATCGCGTCTTCATGCAGCTTCCTCTTCATCACCGCGCAACTGTGTCGCAATTTCCTCAATCGGTTGCACACTCACGCCATGCGCCTCAACGCAACCACGATAACGATTTAACCAACGCGCCAAGTCCGCAGCCGCTTGCCTACGCAACTCAGATCGTGATTCCTCGCTCTCTGGATCATATGGCACATACCCACCGCCTGTACGCCTGCTAGACATCGGGCTGATAAACGCAGGGGCTTCATAGCTAATCGCTGTCGCCAACTGACTAATATCAACTTTCTCAACTGGTGGAATGTGAACCTGAATGCGCAAACCACTAATCAACTGACGCGCCAAGCCCATACGATACTGACGCGCAGCCTCTTTATCACCCGAACCAAAAAACCTATCATAACACGGGTGATCGGGCTTATCCTCAAGCCACTCTGTGAACTCATCTACCTTGAACATATTACGACGAGTTTCTGTCAGATAACTATCAACAATCTCCTGACGCTCATCTTTGTTCCAAATTGAATCAATTCTGTCTTCCATTTGTATTCTCCAATTAAAGTTAAAAGGTGGTGGGAAATCTGCATGATCCCCCACCGTGGTTGCCGTAGCTTAACCGAACGGGACACGCCGTGGCTCAACGTAACTCGAATTACCTTGACCGCCGTAACGTACCGCACCGCAACGTGCCTAGCCCAGACCGAACGGATCGAACCTAGACCGCCATGACCGACCTTGTCGGAACCCAACCCGCCAGACCCGACCCTGACTCGACCGCCTTGACCAACCTGAACTCGCCACGCCCCGCCGAAAGCTGCCCTGTCTTGACCGCCTGACCGAACCCAACTACGCCAAATCGAATCTTTCCGAAACGAACCTAGCCTAGACCGCCATAACGTAGCTCACCACAACATACGCTGCCGCTACACACCTCGCCGGAACTAATGTAGACCGCCATAACAAACCAAGTGTCAACGAAACATATCGAACCGTATCACACCACTCCCCGCCGAAACCGCCTTACCGTGTCGATCAGATGGGCATAGGCAATGCCCACCTGTAATGCTTGCCAATGCACCCCCTTTATGCCGCTACCATGCGACGAGAACGCTCTTCTTCCAAAAAGCCCATCAACTCTGCCGTTTGATCATCCGCATATTCGGGGTAATCCATCGCATACTTCTGCTCTTCCATCCCCTGCTTCGTAATGCGGTTCCAGTCGGCTTTATGCTCTTTCCAATTACCAAATCCCTCGCCAGTCACGGTAAAGCACCCATACGCGCCTCGCCCCTTCTCCTGACGAAAATCACCCAAGCCAATGATCGTTCCTGCATTCTGCAACAACGTAAACACATCAGTCGCAGTTAAAGTCGGCATCACAAAGTTAATCTTAACTTCCGCGCACCACTCCTTCAAATATGCTCGCGTTCTCATGTCGGGGGTCTTGTTAATATCCGCCATGCGAACCGTGTCGATCTTCAAATACGGCCTGCCATAAATCTCCATCTCCAGATCGGGCAAGAAAATCAAACGCTGCACATTAGTCTTTGCAACGCCCTTCGTTTCAATCGCAGCCGTAGCCATCGCTTGCTTGATCGCAGCAGGTGGAAAATACAAATGCGTTTTGCCGTAGCTTTTCTTATAAACAGAATCACGAAACTCTTGTTCGGGGTTGTGCTTAATCTCACGCCGTTGCGCTGTGGTTTTCTTAGCGCCACCAATCAATAAATCACGCTTCGCTTTCAAGCTCATCGAATTGTAATAAAAAGGTGTCGCACCAACTAAACGCAACGTAATTTCACCGTGCTTTAGCGCAGTAACCATCGCACCTTCAGTTTCAACTTTTTTCTTAACAGCCATTTTTTGCTCCTTTTGGCTTTGTGTTCAATCAGAACACTCTTCTTCAATTTCACCGTAACCCGAACACGTTTCACAATCGTCCATCACGGTATCAATGTAACCAATATCACGGTAAAAATTATGGGGTCGGGGCAGGTCATACTCAACCCGCCCTTCACCATCACAATCGGGACATGGAATCATGTTGCCCATGCTACCAACTCGCTTGATAGGTAATGCTGTTCCATGAATTGCTATCAACCCACTCCGCAGCTTTGTCGAAAACTTGCGCGTG